CCAACTGTGCGGGAAACGATTTCGCTCATATAATCTCCTGTGAAATAAGCGGTTGAATTAACTGTCTATGTATCTATTATACTGCCTAACAGTTGACCCGTCAACAGATTTTTTAGGAGTTTTCGTCCAATTGGGCGTCTTTATTTTGGCGATTTATTGCTTTGACAAGTCCATATTTTCGAATATCGTCCGAAAACATGTAAAGCTCAAAACTTTTACGTTCCGAAAATACAGTAATACTTTGATTTGTAAGATAGTATGGAAAATCCATAGTCCTATCAAAAAAGATAATTGTTTGGGGACTTAATTCGATTGGCTCCGTAAACGGAATTTCGTAGCTACGCAAGCCCAACTCGTTTATTAGGAAATCAAATCCTTCATCACTAAGACGTAGTCCCCCTACATCTTTGCTTCTATGACTTTGCCACCATTTATACAAGTGCAGTTTGACGTTGGCTGCATCCGTACTTTTATCTTTTTGTTGTAAAAAGATTTTGGTAAAAGTCTCTTTTGATATCATTTAATAACCTTACCGCTAGTGAGCTCAACTACTTCAAAGTCTTTACAGTTAAACATTTGATTGAGTTTTTTTGCAAGATTATGAGCATGCCCGGGATTACTAAAACTAACTTTTTTGTATTTAGGTCCAGGATAGCTAGTCACATTACTAGCCGATTTCAGATTAAAAGGTGAACCTTTATAAAATACTGCCCAAATGGCTTCCGCTTCGAGGATTTGCTCACTCTTATAGGTTTTCTTATTAACGTATTCCAAAAGCACCTTGGGTTTAGGTCTTGACATATATGCGTCCTATTATGTACGCATATATTTATCACTTAACTGTTAGAAAACCCACCACCGTCCATGCTTACACTAACACTTGCTCCTGTGTTAGATTCTAATTTTTTAAGTAGAATATCGTAATCTTGCAGTATTTTTGCATTTACTTCTGCTAGGCTGTATGCAAGTGCCTTGGCAGTTTTAATATCCATTTTAATTTCACGTTGCTGTGAAAGATCAGCAGCCTTTACTTGCTGTATAAACTGTTGGATAGGTATAGTATTAATCGGATTTGACATTGCTCATAGCCTGTTTCATTTCGAGTTCGCTTCTAAAAGGTCCTCGATATTCATATCGTTCGACAGTAATTAGTTTAGGACAGAAACTCTTAACCCAACCTTTGTCAAATTTAATTGTATAATATCCTGCACAGTAAAGACTCTTACTTGCACTTGACTTTGTAAATAACGGCAGTTTACGTTGTACATTGAATAATGGATTATACGGATGACAACTAGTAGGATATCCGTATACGTCTCTTACCTCAGTGTGTACAATTTTACTTCGATCGCTTACTAAAAAGAAATCTTTACCAAATCGTTTTGTTAGTTCATCTTTTTTACTAAAGTAGGCTTCACCATCTTTAGAACTAAGCATGAATTTGTTGTTTTCTTTTTTATGTAGAATACCAACTTTTTCTCCGTCTTCTTCTACAATCCAAAACTTTCCATCTACAATAGGTTTAGCTTTTAAATTCATTTAGGGTACCTCGCTTGAAACGGATCAGCATAAGTCTGTATAGTGTCCATAATTTTCTTCATATCATAGAGCTGACAAAACTTTAGCAGGCGTATGCCTACTTGGCTAATGTTCTTAGGCTCTCGTGTATTTTCTTCAATTGTTTCTGTAATCAACTTTCTAATGTCTTCTGGCTGTGCAGTAAGGTCTACTAGAGTAACGTTTCTTTCGTAGTCATCTAATACTCTGTGTTCAACACCTTCGTGGTCGGTCCAACGCTGAAGCATCATATTGTTCCACGCCCAGCCTTTTTTGCCTTTATCTTCATAGGCTTCTGTTAGACCAACTTTATTCTTAGTACCTTTAGTACGGACACCTGGGTACGCAGAAAAGACATTATCACTTGAATCGCCACGCATACACTTCTCAAACAAGATCCATTGTGGGTTGGGTGCAGCCACAGGCTCTTTAGTTTTCTTATCAATTACACTTTTGCCTTTCTTGTCAAAGACACCTTCATGTGTAGTAAGTGTATCTGCTACACCGTTGTACTGTTTCACATTGGGTGCAATCAACTGATGAAAATCACTATCTGTCGAGATGATCACATGATCATCATTTGGATGAGTTTGAATGAAGCCAGCAATCAAATCATCTGCTTCTAGTTGTGCATGACGTAAGACTGTACAGTTAGTCTTAGTTTCAATGAACTCTTTGAATGCGTCAAACGTTTCCCAGAACAGTTTATCTTCTTCTTGCTCACGTACAGTCATAGCCGCACGGGTTTCTGCACGATTGGCTTTGTACGGTTTGTAAAAATCTTTGCGCCACGAGCGACCCTCAAGGCAGAACACTACATGAGTACCACCAAAGTCATTCCACGCTTTTTTAATACTGTTAAAAGTAATGTGAAGGGCCATGCCTAGCTTAATGTCAGCGTCGCCGCGAACAACGTGTCTAGCACGGAAGAATGTATTAGCAGTATCAACTAAAATATATGTCATGAAACTTCTGATTTGCCTTTTGAAATAGGAACAACATTAATATAGCCAGCTGGTCTAGATGGATCAAGTCCTGCTTCTGCAAGCATGTTACTTGCCAAATCTCTAAACCAACGATCTACAATTTCTTCATCAGGATCGCCATCAAAGCCGTATCCTGCTTGTTTCAATTGTACAATAAAAAGGTCGTTCCAGTCAAGCTCAAAGAATCCATTTCTAACATTATCTTTATTTACGTGCGTATCTAAAACAGTGACATAAGGAATCCCTTGGGCAGTTGCACGTTCTTTTGGGCTCAGCTTGGCTGTTTCCTCCGCAAGTTTGGCTGCATCAGCTTCAGCTTTGGCTTTGGCAGCAGTTTTAACTGCCTCAACTGCCTCAGCCTCTGCTTGAACTTTCATGTCTTCAATTGCTTGAATGCCTGTAATCTTTTTTATAAATTTCTTTAACATCATTCACCCCACGCAATTTGATAAAGGAATCTGTCTGCTTTATTTTTAAAAGTCAATTGCATTGGTTCTTGAAAATTAAATCGACCCTCGCCTAGTACTTCTCCACACCAATACAATTTAGCCATGTCGTTAATTTTTGATATTGTAATTGTTATCATTTAAGTACCCCACTCATTTTTAAATAATGGCACCTGCAATCTATCGCTATAACGTAAGCCATTCTTCATTGCTAGATCTGCTACACGACGATTGTTTAGTGCATATACATTCTCGACACCACCCACTGGCATTAGATAAACATGCCCAGTAAATCCTGCTTTACGATATGCGGCAATAGCACATTCTGCGTCCTTAAAGTCTTGTTCTGTAGCAATAACAAATTTCAAATATGCTGTGCCATAGTCTTCATACTCGCAGACAATCTCTGGACAAATAGCATCTTCCCACTTCTCGCCCGAGCAAGGAAGTTTAGCACTTACTGAGAATGTAATTTCACGCATGAAGTCTTTATCGTGGTGATGTGCCCATGTATGCAAGTAACTGCCAAACTCTTTGCTAATCTCTTGAGTACCATTTGTTTCGAATGTAATCTCTTTAAGACCTTGCATCTTAGGATGATCCAGCAAGTCTGGATAAGCACGTTGCCAACCTAGCAAAGGCTCTCCACCTGTAATAACTAAGTGTTCATCTTTCCACTCTCCGTGTGGAATAATTTCTGCAATACGATCTGCAATAGCATCACTAGTAAGCACTGGACTAAGATCTTTAAAGCTAGGATGCCAACTAGCGTAACTATCACAACCTGTAGAAACTAAAGGTAGTTCTTCGTATTTTTTAAAAGGTGTAATTTCGTGTATTTGGGCAAGTTGTTCTGCTTCACTACTTAACATGCCATGCTCCATACCAAAACCAGCACATTTAAAGTTACAACCAAATGTACGTAAGAAAACAGAAGGAACACCCATATATCTACCCTCTCCCTGTATAGAGTAGAACAGCTCTGCAATTTTAATTTTACTCATAACTTTAATTGTTCCATTGTTGCAATCTTACTAATACGTTCACCAAAGTCTTGATCGTTAGTAATAATGTAAGTAGTAGTATCGTTGCGATCAATTTTACGATCATAACGTCTAAATTCTACAACCTTACCACCTACTGCTGAATAGACTTTAAAGTTTAATACAGGTTCATCACCGCATATAGCTTCTG